GAGGTGGTTTGAATGCACCCGGAACAACTGCGACAGTCTTAGGAAAATCTTCATCGACTACTGGATCATCATCCTCATTGTCAATATCGAACTCATCCTCTTCTTCGCTTAATTGTCCAGTAAACTTATCACCTTTATCTACAGCAAAATTAGCTCTACTAAATTCTAAGCGGTCTACAAACTTAATTCCATTACCTCTGTGGTCAACTGCTACATAGCCTTCGGGGTTGCTAGCCACTAAATCACCAGAACCATCGTCAACAAAATGTTTGGTGTTGTAAACTGCATTGTTATATTTTTGAATGAAAATGTTCTTTGCTTCAAATAATAATCTGCTTACCCTAAAGATATTAACAATATCATCTTTCTTTGAATTAAAAGATTGCATAGTTTGCATGGCGTTGTTAGTTGCGCGCTCTCTACCTTTCTGGCTTTTCAAGCTGTTAATTTTCTTTTGAATTCTTTGAGAATACCAATTAATAAAACCTTGAAATGATTTATCTGCATCTTCTAAGAAACTACCTTTTTTGATTTCACTGTTTATATAAATATTTAAAAAGGCTGATGGTATATCGTCATAATTAATAGAACTGTTTACTTCATCGGCGGCTTTGACTAATCTTGCAATTTCTGCTTCTTCTTCATCTGTAAGTGTTACTATTCCAGTATCATCTGTGAAGAATGCATCATCAAACCAAACACCCGGTGATTTTCTAAGCCCAGATACATCTGCACCAAAACTAGCGCCACTATCAAGACTATTATATGTTGTATGAAATACTATACCAAACTTTGACTCACCAATTTGTTGACCTAAATCAGAGTTCACCGGTACAGCATACACAATAGTATTAGGCTTGAATTGATAATGTGGTTCACCATCAATTGTTACTGTATCAATCATTTCATCGTCAAACATGAAATCACCCTGTAATATATTTTTAATATTCAGGGCGGGTAAATAATCAAGCGCCTTTGTTAGTTTATCGACAAGCCCGGGCGCATGACCGTGGTTTTTTACAACATCTTCTTTTGTATAATTAATTTTTGGTACTTTATTGAAGATTGATTTAGTACCAACAAAAAACTTACCATTCTCAGGATTTGTTCCTGCAAAAATAGCAGGCGCTCCGTCCCATTTGACGGACGTTTGAATCTTAGACTTGGTGTTACCCTTGAGAGTCTTCAAAAGCTCTAGAAGAAAAGCTCTGGCCATCTTATACCCATCTGGGCCTTTGGTCAGAACTAATTCTTCTAAGTGAGTGAGATGAGTATTAGCTTTCGCCATTATCCCTCTCCTTTCGACTCTTCTAATATATTGAGTTTTTCTTGTAGAACAGACATATCATTCTCCATTCTTCTGGCAAACCTCTTAACTTCACGCAGATGTGTCTTTGCAATTTGCAATCTGCGTTTTTCAGTCATAGTTCTAGGTTTAAGATTGGAAATTATTTCTTGGAGACCCTGAATATAGGTAAAGATGTTTTTTTCATCTAGACTCTCGCTAAGAAAGTTTTGCCATTCTGAATTTAGTGACATGTGTTCATCCTCTTTAATGTTTAATAATAATTTTTGAATAAATTGATTCCTGCACTTTTTAAGCGCAATTTTTATATTTACCTGACATGGTTAACACCTTAGAAATGTTTGCGAAGAATATCCGCAATCGCTTCCTTAAGTTGTTCATTTTTCTTTTCCATGCTCTTGCGCAGTTGTGGTGGAACTTTGCTTAAGTCTTTCTTTTTCTTCTTACCAGCGTTATCATCCTTGCCGGGCTTTTTGTCAGCATAATCTGGTACGCCATCACCGTCTTCGTCGGGTGGTCCATCGTCTTCTTCTTCTAAAGGTTTGACACGAGGATCATCACGGCGTCTATTACGTTGATCATTCTTGTGCGCAGCACCGCCCTCGTCAATCTCTTCGTCATCTTCACGATCACGCATTGCAGGGTGGTCTCCACCATGGCCTTCAGCCAAAGAAGCATCGGTAACTTCAATATCTTCAGCTGCAACATTTTCAAGAATAGTACCATCTGAAAGCTTCATGTCATAGTGACTGATATGACCGCTTTCGTCTGGCTTCACGTGTTGCACGGCTTCAGCCATTTCAATTTTACCATTGTGTTTTACTCCACCGTGGTGGATGCAATAATGATTGGGCGCAAATGCACCAGCTTCTTCATTAACTTCTTCCTCAACAGATTCATTGAGTTTCGTTAAATCCATTTTAAACCCCCAAGACTCAGCTAGAAGGCTTTTAATTTCTTTATTTTTCCAATCTTTCGTAGACATCTTATTTTCTCCTTTTTGTAGATGTTCAAAGTAAGTAGTATTTTTTATGCTGTCTTCCCAATCTCGGAAGCATAAATTTCCTACTTCATAGGCCTCGCGCTCCATTTCACGCAAGTGCTCATCGTTTTGAGCATATCCATCACCCATTTCTCCTACCTTATCAAATTCACCTCTACAATTTTGAGTATGGTGTACAAGTTCATGAGAAATAGAACGCATCACATCTTTTGGGTGCCGATTAGTAACATAAACAGTAATCGATTTATTGTTTGGATCGTAATGTGCTGTTCTACCAAGTGGGTTAGATGCGTTCTGAGAATTATTCTTTAAAAATAATCTAGGTGGGTCGGAAAAACCCATACGTTTTTGAGCAAACGGTAGGAATTTCTTCAACAAAGGTTGTAATATATCAGGATAATGCATGCTATAAATAGTCAGTAAATTTAATCAATTTCATTATTATTTTTAATACTAGAATCGACCAACTTTAAACTCAAAGTAAATAGCTCAATTTCACTCGATGGCTCATTGATAGGTTTTACAGTAGAAACAGAAATAATTCTATTTGATTTTACTTTATTTTCAATATTAATTAAAATACCATAATTTGAGTTGTATTTTTCTTCAGTTGAATTCCACGTTGTCCACTCTACTATATCACCCACAGTAAACTTTTTTGAGCTTAAATATCCGAAATTTTCTTTTTCATCCATCGTAATTTATAATCCAACAACAAATACCGTGTTTTAAATATGAATGTAATATATCATATGCATCTTTTTCATTAGAATACGGGCCCTCGTAACTGACAGTAGCTCTTTTTGGATCAAACCACTTGACCAAAAATGCTTGAGATAGTTTAGACACACCAGTGCCATCATCTTTAAAATATTTTCTTTTTTTTGTTGACACCAACATAAATAGTTGGTTTTACACTAAAAAATGCCTATTATTGCTCAAAATTACAATCATAATCGCAAGCATTGTAACAACTGTGAATTCATAACCAATTAAGCTCCATGAAACCCAAGACAAAATAATCGCTGTGATTGTCTTCCAAAATATACCAAATTTAAATAACACTAATCAAATCCAATTTCTGATAACTCATCAATATATATTTCAACTAAAAACCCATCCCATGTGTAAACTAAATATTTATCAGGATTATTTGGCATTTCATCAATCAAGAAAGCCTTTTGTCCCCTGCACACTTTTTGAAATTTTCTTTTTGCTGAACTAAAACAAAATAAGTATCCTGTGCCCTTTATAAAATATTCGGGCATTAACTCAATTTTATCAAGTTCTTCTTGTGTTTTATAGGGTATATTACCATTAAGTTGTTCAATGGCCAATTTGACACGTTCTTTTTTCGCATCTAATTCTTCATCGGCCATTTATAATCCCTCTTAAAACATTTTTGTCAAAGCGAGAGCACCAGCCATTAAACCTTGTATAACCATGAACATAGTTACAGATTTAGTTTTAAATTCTTTAAGTCTTTCAATTTCTTCAAGAGCTTCTTTTATTTGTGGCGGAGAAGCAATATCATCCATTTTTTCTTTCCAAGTTTTCAAATCTTGTACTCGATCTTCTTTTGCTTTAAGTTCAGTTAACTGTTCTTTGACATGCTGCAACTCTGAACGCAATCCTTCGATACCACTCGACATGGTTTCTAATTGCTGTAAGACTAGTTTTGAATAAGTTTCCCATCCATCATTTTCAGACATTGTTTGACCTCGCTAATTATAACTAGTTGTCGTATGTAGTCTCGGTATCTTTAGCCATCGCAGCCGCTTGCAAAAGGTCTGATTTATCTACTTCTTTAAATATAATTGAGTCAGTTTTTGGCTCATAATACATACCAATTAGATCTCCTTTTTGTGCCAAAGTAAGCTCTTCTTTAGTTAATGTAAGACTTCCGCCGGCTTTCTTAACAATCGTAGTAAGTACGGCAAAAAGATATTCAGGGTCGTTCATATATTTATTAGACATTAATTTTCCTTGTTTGGTATTCCATCTTTTACAAAGTATAAATGTAGTTTATCAAGTGTCTCGGTAGAAATTAATGCGTCCTTAACTTTTTTCATATCAGAAATATTTTGATCTGAATCATCATAGAATTCAACTTCTTTAATATTATCATACCTTGGTAATATTACATCTCTTAAATATTCACCCTTGTTTCCACCTTCAACGCCAATTATAATAATATTGCTGGTATCAATCGGGCTATCAAACATCTGCAAGGTTCTGTGAATGTCATCCACCGATACTGGTGCACGTGCGGTCAAAACCATAACTTGAGTTTTATTATCTTGCAACCGGTTACGCAAAATACGTGTTACATTTGGATTTTCGGTTGCATTGTTAACATCGTCAAGTGGTGAGAAATCAAACTCATATTTACCACTTGCTTTTAATTCGTCATATTCTTCTTGAGATGTAGTTTTAAATTCTTCACCAGTTACCTTATTAATCACATTGACATGACCTTCTGTAAAAGCAATTGTTTCGTCAAAATCAAAAATAGACAAGCGGCTTGCTGTTTCTATATTTTCAAGCAATACATAATTACGCCAATTTTCAAGTAGAAGTTTCATTCTTTACCACCAAATGCATCGACAAACGATTGTCCTTGTAAATCTTTGGTTTGAATTCTTTTATTTGTTTCTAAATCCATGATACTTCTTATATTGGTTTTTGCAGCATCAAATACTTGAATTGTGTCAGCCATAAGTTTGCCTTTTAATTCTGGGTTTATGTAATGTACACCACCAAAATCATTTTTCTTCAACCATTGCCCAAATTCACGCACCCTAGCTTCAGCATTTGGATCATTTTTTCC